GATAATGAGTTTGAACCAAAGGCATTGTTGTAAACGCCAGTGGTATTTGAGGCCAAAGCCGCAGACCATTGACCGGGCTGAAATGTTCCAAATCCTGCGTTACCAGCGCCCGTGGTGTTGGCGTACAAAACTCCAGAACCAAAAGCAGAAATACCACTCCCAGTTGTATTACTGTACCCCGCCTGATAACCAACGGCTGTGTTGTAGGATGCTGTGGTGTTAAGCCTTAACGCGCCATCGCCAACTGCTGTGTTGTACGCACCTGTTGAGGTTGCATACATTGTCCTAGCGCCAACTGCTACGTTGTTGTCGCCAGTTACAGATAAACCTGCTTGCCAGCCAATAAAAGTGCCAGCAGACGTTGCCGTTCCATAGCTGTACCCAGCCTGATACCCAATTGCAGTAAGGTAAGAGCCTGTGGTTGCAGAGTAGCCTGCTTGATAACCCAAGACGGAGTTATTTGTGCCAGTCGTGTTACTGTAAGACGCCTGATAACCCACGGCAGTGTTATTAGAGGCTGTGGTGTTGAAGTTAAGAGCATTTACACCAAGCGCAACATTGTTTGAGCCTGTAGTATTTGAATACAAGCCTCCAGTTCCTGCGGCAAGGTTATAAGACCCCGTTGTATTTGCTGACAACCCCAATGCACCCAAAGCAGTATTTTGAGTACCGATTGTTGTAAGTTTTAGTGTATCACTACCAAATCCAACATTGTATGCGCCTGTAGTGCTTGCATTACTTAAAGCACTAGCACCCACCGCAGTATTGGTAGCCACAGCACCTGCACCACGGCCTACGGTTACACCTTGAATCGTTGCGTCTTTTTGTGTACTCAGCCCTGTGCTGGTTAGGCGCATTTGTTCGGAGCCGCTTAACGAAAAACTTACTGGCAAATCAGAGTTAATGTCTGCATTTGTATTTGCGGCAGCATAATTGCCATTGAACGTAAGACTTTTGGTGCTGCGAGTAATTGCAAGACCGTAGCCTGAAGTGTGAGTAATTGTTTGAGCGTTACCATCAAACGTAAGCGCAGAACCAGTGGTGACGGTCGTCGTCGCGTTGGCGTACAACAAACCATTAGCAGTAAAAGCTGCATTACCAGCAAACAGACCCGATCCGGCGCTTTGAACCAGCAACGAGCGCTCAGCAGGCTGCGTGACGAACACGTCCTTGGAGCCCGAACTCAGGGTTACCTTTGCCCCACTTGCGCTAGAAGCCAGCACTGTGTCACGCGAGAGCGTGTTAGTGCCCGAGGTGTACGTACCAATACCAACTTCCCACTCACCAGCGGAGGGGTTTGCAATCGTGTAATACGTGGAGTTGCCGTTACCAATCGCTGCGGAGAACGACTGGAAACTGATGTACGCCCCGGCAAGCGTTACTGAGCCGGTGCCTGTAGTGGTCGTTGTCTCCCGAACCCGGTCTGCAATAACGAATGCCATGTTTAAGCTCCAATCAAATCATCTTCTGCAAACCAGCGTTGTTGAGTTTGCCCTTGCGCGTCCGTCCATTCAATCAGACAGTAAACCACGCCATCATCGTCCATGCGCAACGCCTGCACCGGACCGCTAGGAATCACCGCTTGAACCGTGACCACATCACCTTTTTTGAACTTCGTTGCCATGTCAAGCTCCTATCAAGTTGCGGTCAAGCTAAAAGTATAGGTGACAGTCAATGTGTCACCGTTAACCACCGAGCGGTCTCCAGGAGAGGAGAAGGCTTTTTCCGAGAACAGAATGCCCGTGGTACCGCTCTTGGTGTTGTTGCTGGTTAGGAACGCTCCGCCCACCGTGCCCGTTGCGTTGATGCTGAATGCAGCCGGAGAACCCGAGTTAGTGATGACAGACGGGTTGGCGCTCGTAGCCGATCCAAACGAACAGGTCACGCGAGTCGCCTGGCTATAACCCGTGAATTCCGTCCAGCCGTGAGAAGACATCGTGTCCGTTGCACTCGTCGTAACGCCAGGGCCAGTAATCAAACCCAGGTACCACGTAGCACTGTAGCTAGAGCCCGTGAAATACTTGGTGTTCATGTCTTGCAGGCCCACGTTCACCACAAGGTTGTCCTCGGTGTGTACCCACTTGACGTTACCGTCTGCATCCGTGCAAACCAGCTCATAGCGGCCTTTTGCTGACAAGCCTTCTACTGCGCCTGCCACGGCAGTCAGGGTGCTGCTCACCGTATCTGCTGCTTTTGAATTGTCGATTAACATGTCCTGCTCCTTATGCAAGTCGAATAAGCGCAGAAGTGCTGCTATTCGCAGGCATCTGCACGGTGAAAGTGGTGGTTGACGTTTTACTTGACCCAAAATCCAAAACGCAGACAGCCCCGTTGTCTCCAGGCGTGTAGATCAAAGCCCCACGAGCAGTGATTGCGCCCGTCCACGCGGGGGAAGAGAAACTGATGTACGTAATACTGCCAGAAGAAGTCGTTTGACTTGAAACAGTAGCCGTTACAACTTGCCCACCCGCAACATAGTTGCCACCTGACGACTCGCCAGTTGTTGTGTACGCAGTGGTGGTTGAGTCCAAAGTTGCCGCGTTGGTGTACAGCGCCAAATAGAACGTATCAGAGGCAAAGTTAATCGTGCCGTCCACCAGCCCAGAGCGCAACGTGTTGCAAGAATAATTGCCTGTGAACGCCATTACTGGACCCCGTTATTCTGGGGCAGCGGCATCACCCGTGCTTGCCCACTACGGTACGCATCGCTACGCTCCAGACCATCACCCAGACGTTTAGCAAGAGCCAAGGCTTCCATGTACTTCTGGTTGTACAAGGCAATCAGGTCTTGCTCGCCCTTCATGAAGGTGTACGCCTCAACCAAACAGCCATACAGCAGCACCGTGTCAAAGTTATCACCCAGCCAAGACGTGTTGGCAGTCACGATGGACTCGGGGTAATAGAAGTAATGCAGCTCAACGTTGTACAGGATGTCCGGGGTTGGACCCAAAATAAACGTCAACTCTGCGCTGTTGTAATACGACGGGCCGAACAATCCGTAGTACTTGGGGGAGCCAGTATCGCTTGGTTGCGGGTACGCTTCACGAATGAAGTTAACGTCCTTGTTAAGCAAATACGTGTACTCGCCCGTGGAAGAGATGACTGCCATGGAATACACCGCCAGGAAGTCATTTGGGCACGCCAAGTATTTGTTGGCTGGCGTCGTAAAACCCGTCACATTTCGACGCAAAGAAGGGAACTGAACTGAATTGTAGATGCGTTGCTCAGCCTGCTCGATGAAACGATTTATCTGTTGTGTAGACGAAATCGCTGTCCCATCAGCAAGGTACGTATCAGGAAATTGGTTTTCCGTGTACGTTTGAATGGCTGTAACAAGCTCTGAATAGTTCATGAGTTACCTCAAGCCATCGGCCCGCGAGCCATCACGCCTTTGGTTGCGCAGCCAGTGCCACGGATTTTGATGCCATCAGTCTTGACGGGCTTGACGTTGCCCTTGCTGACCATGCCAGCAGACGGGTTCAATTCGTTGATGGCTTCCCGGGGAGAAGTCACAGGCAACGGAGCTTTTACTTGCTTACCGGTCATGGTGTGCGGACCGGCGTACACAGAAGCGGGACCCACTTCTTTGCCGCCTTTTTTCATGCTGTATTTGGCCATGTTAGCCTCCGCGAGAAGTAGAACGCTGGTTCATAGCACGAGCCATGTTGCGGCCATACTTACGCATGGCTTCACCGGTCACACCACCCTTAGCCATCTTGTGCATGCGCTTTTCATGCGACTTTACTTCTTTGTCGGCAATAGCCTTGACCTGCTTTTTATCCATCATCGACTCCTTATGTCGTTACAACCGTAACTGTACCCAAACTTATGGTTAAAACCAAGTTGTTTGGCGTTAAACCTGCGTCCCACGCAGATGACCCACCCACGGGGTTCCAGCCCCATTGGAAAATTCGACTGCCACCTTCCGGCGTACCCTGAGCATTTGTATTTGGGCTTGTCGAATCAACCAGCTGCAAGCCAGACAATCCAGACAAATAGTAGCTGCGATCAGGGCGAGGATTACGCAAACCTTGAGGGTCATCTACCGGGAACTCACCAAGGTGCAACTGCGGCTGGTCTGGGTCCCAACATTCTTTGCAAACCAACAGTTCGTAATTCTTGCCCTTGATAACCTCGCGGCGTAGCTCTTTGAGCTTGTAACGGCCATCGCAACGGTCGCACTGAGCGATCGCCCATTTGCCCGACGCGAACCGATTGCCCATTTAGATGGTGTTCCCAATGAATTGCTGTCTTGGCACAAAGCGAAGCGCGGCTTTCTCGTGATCCTCGTAAGCAGCCAGCTCCCACGCTTCGTCATACTGCTGCTTTAGCATTGGGAGGCGCTCTGCGCCACCAGGAATCTTGCCTGCAATGTAATACGCCAATCCAGCAGCCATGCAGGGAATAAAGCGGAATGGCACGTCCATGACGTTCACACCGCCCCCAGCATCCTGAGTACGACGCAGTCGCCAGTACACAAACTGATACGCTTGCGAGCCATCCGGCGTCGGCCAAACAGTTACAGCAGGAAGGTTCTGCAAATATGCAGTTGCACCTGAGCTATGCGAAGCTGCTGTGGTTCCATTCTGACCACGGAAACAGTTATATAGGGTATTCCCTGATATGTATCCGTAGGTAATTGTTTCGCTATCCAGCTTGATGAACCCCGTAGAAGGCAGGTTTTGAGTGGACGACAGCGTGATTTCCACGGCAGTGGCGTTGATCCCCGTGGCCAGGGTGTATCCTGTAGGAGACGTTTGACCGTCCAAACGCTGCACCCACACCTGGATTGGGCGGGCTTGCTGGAGTTTGTTGGGTAACGTAGCGTAAGTAGAAACACTAATACGCGTGATGGTCAGGTCGGCCTGAGTTGACGCGATGTTGGCCCCGGTGCGGATTACGTGTTCTAGCAAGTCCACAGTGTCATTGGGCAGCGCATACGTGTTTTGCCCCTGCACCAGATTGATGGTGCCCGAGTCAATCGTCCACATGTTGATGCCCCGGTTAGCCCAGTCGGCAAACATGATGTTAAGGCTACGGCGAGCGGTGCGCAGGTCATAGCCCGTGCGCAACTCCGAACCCGCGCGTTCAAACGCTTCCTCGACTAGCTCAGCTAGGTCGAGATTAAACGACGAGGTACCGGAGGTGTTTGCCATACGTTACTCTTTTGCTGCTCTCATGTTGTCCACGAGATTGGGGTACGGGCGTCCAGCGCGTTTAGCCGCAGCTTTTGCCTTGGATTTTTGCTTTGACGACAGCTTTTTTGAGGCACTCAAGCTGGAGGGGCGGGGCTTAGACCACACCTCACCGCCGTCGGCATACATGTCAACGTCGTTTGGGTTATCCGTACGATGGATAACCTTCTTCTTGGGCATCTTGGACGGGCGGATTGCGCCCATCCCCCGGCTCGGCATCATATGACTTTACCCCGAGTTTTACCGCGTTGGGCAATGCCATCAGCCCGCTTGGATGCGGAACCAACTTTGCCACCCTTGGCCATTTGGGTATACATTTGAGTGTTTGGGTCGTATGTGTATTTTGGGGCGTTGTCGCCACCGCCAGTGGCAGCGCGAGCCGCTTTATTTACAAGATCAGCGAACATACCCATGGCGTTCTCCTCAGCAAATTTTCCCGCGAGTCTTACCTCGCGATGCAATGCCATCAGCACGAGAAGACGCTGACCCGCCGCTCTTGTAGCCGGTAGCCTTGTTATAGGCTTTTTCAGCTTGAGCAGCGGCCTTTTCCTCTTGCACCTGCTTTTCCATGTCGTATCGCTGTTTAGGCGTTACGTATGTCTCATCAGGCTCATCGGTGCGCTGAGGGTTTACAAACCCACGGCCTGCGCCAGCTTGTTTTTTGGTTGCCATGACGGCCTCCTTAGATCAGCACTTGCCGCCGCGCTTCATGCCCAAAGGCTTGCTACCGGCCATCTTGACCTGCGTGCCTTTAGTCTTGCCTTTGGCAGCAAGGCCATCACGACTAGGAGCAGCCGTCTTCACTGCACCCATTTTTGCTTTGGTGATACCACCTTTAGCCATCTTTTTCATTTCAGACTCCTCGTGTTTAACCATTGACTTGGGTGCACCCTTCGCTTTCATGAAGGACACTTCTTTCTTCACCATTGCTTTGGATTCTTTCATGTAACCACCTTCTTTGAAAAGTCCAGATTTGCCGTGGTCAGTCTTAGACTTACCCACTACTTGCCGATCGGGGCGGCTACCGCTGCCCCCGCCAAACTTCTTACCCTTGTCCGCCTCAACGAACTCTTGGCCAACGCTTTGGGGGATGCCCACACGCTTTGCTGCGGCGGGGTCATTTGCAACCATCGCCATCAGGTTGTGCTGTTTTTTACTAGCTGAGGGCACTTCGTTGCTCCCGAATGAAGAGGTCAATCTTGTCGTTCAGCTTGTCGAACCGACTGTCGATATGTGCGACGATCTTGTCGATCTCCGCCTGTGTCACATTGTCCCGAGCGATCTCCTCCCGCGTCCTGTTCAACAGGATCGTGATTCGACTTAACTCGGCTGACTTTTCTCTCAGATTCCAACTGAGTAACCCGATGAATGTAGTCAGCAAGACGTTCCACAGCATCATCTCCATGTCAGCAATTCCATGCTCGCAAAGATTTATTGATACGACTGTTCGGGTCTTTGGCCGTCTTGGCAGATGTTAACTTCTTCTTCATGCCAGTCATCCTGGCGCAAAAAGAGTCTCGGCGTGAGCCGCCTTCTGGCTGCGGAGGTTTGAGGTTCATCCCCTGCTTTTTGGCAGAGGCTCGCCCCTTGGCGTTCAAGCCGCCCTTCTCCGATTTGCCTTCTTTTCGTTGCCATGCGGGCGACTTAGCCATAGAACACCGTGAGACCGTTTTGGTTGGTGCCCGCAACGCCAAGCTGCGCGTAAAGCCCCGTGCTGGCAAGAATGCCTTCACCGGGTATAAGCACACTCGTAACTCCGGGTTGCCCCGAAGTGGTTTGGGCAGCGGTATCCAACGAGAACAGCCATTTGCCACCAGCAACAGTTTG